CCGCCTCGAACCTTGAGGTCTTGAACTCGGTGTTGAAATTGATGAGCTGTTCCGTGTTGTACGTCTCGATGGCGCTCTCGACTGCGGCCTGGATGTCTGCTGCAGACAGTGCAGTCTGAGCGCCCGTGAACGATACCGCAGCATCAACGCCAATGTAGAGGTAGTCTGGATCGACCACCACCGGGGTGATGCCGATCGTGCACTTATTTCTTATGAAGGTCTCTATCTCGTTCTTCTGTGTCTGAGAGACCGCCTCTCCTGTAAACGTGATTGGTGCTATAAAGACCTGACCGAAGCTTGGCGTGCCGTTCCTCTGATCACCTCCGTACACATGCACGCCCTTTATGAACTGAAACTCCTGCGTGATGAGTGTCTCAAAGTCACTGGTAGTTATTGCCCTCTCCTGGGCCTGGTAATATCTGGGAGCCCTGGTCCTTATTTCCTCGATGGACTCTGCCTCACCACCGCCGAAGCTTGGATTAACAGTGGATATAACAGGTATCACCGCCGAACCGACCCCATTGACAGCCCCTAGGTTGTCAGCAAGAATAAAGTTGGTGCACTCGTTCCCTGAGGCTCCTGCACTGATGCGATATGTGCACTGAACTATTGAGCCGTCTTTGGGCTTTCTTCCTAGAACGCCGTCACCGAACACGACCTCGTATCTGGTGTCCTCTGTAGCTTGTAGGAAATACACATTACTGCTTGAATTGATCCCATAAAGTGTGGTGGCCTTTGTAGGTTGAATCACTGTTTGACCGTTGTCTTCAACAACAGATACTCTCAAACTGTCTGTGTCAACCGTATTATTGGTCAAAATAAACCTTTGGTTCTGAACAGAGTAATCAAATATAAATGTATCCACAGTTATAACACCGTTATAGACAGATACGTTATTGGCAGTAAAAAAACCATTGGACGGATAAAGCACAATAGATTCATCCGTTACAAACTGAAAGGTGCCTCTAGAATTCCTACCTGAGAACCTGGTATTTTCCGGTATAGAGAACGATTGAAGTCCTGACTGTGGAAACCTCAGATTCAGCACAGCACGAGATGACTTGGTAGACCTCGGGGTGTAGTTGAGGGCCTTTGATATAGAGATGACAGAGTTCCTCAACTGTGCCGAGTCCAGAAACATCTCGGATGCCACCATGTTCAGGTAGAACGCATTGAGGTGCGTGTTGTACGACAAGATGTCCAACAGTACGGACATGTTGGACCCATCAAAGTCATAGTCGGAGAACTGAGCTTGACCCTTCAGATAAGCCTTGAGCTGATTTTTAAGTGTGTCAAAGTCTAGATTTACCAAACTTATCGAATTGTTTGCCATTATCGCACTCTTCTTAGTATGATGTCAAGGCTCTGGGGTTGCATACTATTTATTATAGAAAATATGATGTTGATTCCAATGGTTGACCCATTGGACTGAGGAATTACCTCTACTCTCAGCACTGATGCTCGAGGCTCATTGAACTCAATGGTCCTTCTGATACTGGACTCTAATTCGTCCTCCATGAACGCATCATTGGGTTCAAATAAAGATCTATTTACATTAGAGCCTATGTTTGGTTGAAACAGACGCTCGTTGTAATTTGTTAGAACTAAGTTTTTGATCGACTGTCTGATTGCTGTGTCGTTTCGAAGCCTTGTCAAGTCTTTTGTAATCGGGTGTGGTGTCAGATCACTCAAAAAGTCCGAAAAGAGATCCGGGACCTTCTGAAGCTGTGTGAACCTGTCTGCTCTTGTCGTCATCTGATTCCTCAGTCGTTAAGTCTGATTTGCGTGCCGTTGATGTAGACTACTCCAGATGCATCAATTGTAACTGGACCACCAGATGTCTGAATGGTTATTGATCCTGATGCAGTGATTGATAAGTCCTGACCCGCTTCTATGTTGACGTTCTGTCGGGCCTTCACGTTGAAGTTCTCACACTGGACCGTAAGATCATTCTGTGTAGACAATTCAAAGTTTCTACCGGTTGCAAACCAATCTTCTGCTATGATGTCAGTTTTTGTTCCCTTGACATCAGAGACAATGGCGCCCTCAACCTCTAGATACGCGTCACCACGGACGGACGTAGTTGAGTTACCGTTGATGCTTTCAAACCGATCCTTTTCGGTGTGTAACTGTCTTATTCCGCCCACACCGTCCACCAAATCACCGCCCACACCTGTGGTCTTGTTTGTTCCAACAGCCTCGTACGACGACTTATCCACGTTGAAGGTGTATGTCCCACCGATCTTTATGTCCGCATGAGAGTCCACCGTCATGGTAAACGTGTTCTTAAAGTAGTTGTAGACCTTCTCTACTACTGTATGGATCCATCTTCCAGTCTTTTCTATCTCGACATATGTTCCGGTGGTGTGAGCCACCTTAAGGCTCTCGTTCCCTGGAGCATCGTTGACGTGAAACTCGTGACCACCTCTAGTGATTGTGGCCATGTTGTACGGGTACTCTGTTTCAAATGTCGATTGTGGGTGTCGACGATTGTCATTGTCTGACATACTAAACGCTCCTGAACGCGTTTTCCATCTGTGCTCTTCTTATAGCAAGGACGGATTGAGCTTGAGTAAACCTCTGCACGGATTGATTTATTGCTCCTGCATCAGAAAGAACGGATATCGAGATGCTTGGGTTAAACAGACCCTGTATGCTAGCAAAGATTGCAGGGATTAGTCTTGCAGCGCTCGTAATGATCTGAACAGGATCTCCACTGCCTAACACATTTCTTAGGGCTGAGACCTGAGCAATCCCAGTCGCTTGAGTAAGAATTCCCTCAAGATTAGATGTATCTAATTGACCTGTTCTAATTGAGTTTAATAGACTACTTTTGACAGCACCGCTAACATCAAAGCTAGAGTGCTGTACCGCTGACACGTAGTTGGGTTGTCCGTTACGGAGTGTAAACACTGGACTACCCTGTCTCGTTGGGTCGTTCCACCTTATGTAGCCTGGATACGGATCTCTATCAAAGGAGTAATATTCCTGCACGTACCCAGTTGGCGCCGTAACTATCACGGAGACAGGACGAAACAGTTCGGTTGGAGCCCTGGAACGGATCTCTTGCTCTGTATAGCCAAGTCTTCTGCGGAGCGTCTGTGGAGAGTTTGCACCGCGCTGAATGGCAGTTTGGATATTGGCATACGATCGGGCCAGGGCCCTGGTGCCTGTTGCCATGGAGTTCAGGGCCGCCGGTGCACCGCATATGCCGCCCGATCTTAAAGCATCAAACGCGGATCCAAAATTGGCCAGGGCAGAGGACGCCTGATCTATTGCGCGAAGGACACTGTTGATTCCAAGTGACTCCATCAACTCTAGTAAAGTCCTTGTCAGGGCATCGGACACCATATTGATGAATCCAGCAGCAATTGATCCTAGATCAATCGAGATGCTTATGCTTGTGGCTGCGGGAGGAAAGCACTGCAGGGACGATATGGCGTTTCTGGGGTCAACTTGCCTTAACAGCTGTAAGACATCTCCCTCTTCAGGATCACCCGATGCGGTTGTCGGTGTATCAGCATACTGCATTCCATCCTCAACGGCAATTGTTACAACCTCACCAGCAGAGATCGGCACCTCTACAATCTCCGCTTCTCCACCGTCCACTTCTGAAATGGATATCCTATCACCCGCAAGGGCGGTATATGGATTGTTCGGGCTGTTTTGTGCTGCACCAGGAATGCTACCGAGCTCGGTGTTAATTGCAGGTGCTCCGTTTTCGGTCTGACCCTCAATGGGTGATCCTGCTCGACCGACAGTTCCTATGACTACCGGTAACTGTTGGTCGCGATCCAGCCAGTTCCCCATAACCCTAGAGCCGACAACCAGACCAACCGGTGCTGTGCCGATTCGGCCGATGCCAGCAGAGGTCACGGGCTGCAGGACCTGCGCCCACGGAAGATCCTCGGATGGAATATTGACCGTGTCATCATGGCGACCGAATACTCGGACCTGAACCCTACCGGATCTATGTGGGTCCATGACGTTTGTGACTATTCCTATCCAAACCGGCGGAATAGAAGTGGACTCACCAAAGTTGCGTTCGGTCATTACAGAGCTTCCTCATATCTACCCTTGACACCTTCGATCGAGCACGTGTATCTAGGTCTGTCAGTCGGCGGTCCTATTCTATGATGTATTCTGGTAACAAGCACCTTGCCTGTCATTAACGGGTCTTCCACGCCAGAGGTCGTAAAAGAGTTTCTGTTCGGCAAGGTGCAGTTTATTGTCACGCCCGCAGTCAGCACCGTATCCCCTATGACCTTCAGTCTAAGTGAGTTTTGCATCAGTAGGGCTATGAGAGCTTGTGTGTCTGGCGTGGACTCTGGAATGAACGTCTCTGGTCTCTGTGAGATATCTACTGGAATCATTGACTGCGGTGGTGTGTCCGACGTAAAGTACTTATTTTGAAACGATGCGGAGTCCAAGTTGCCCTTGCCGCCTACCGCAGCAAATGTAGACTCGCTTGTGTCCACGTTCTTAGTCTCAAACTGCCAAGTAGTAAAGTTAAACGTAACTATCCTTCTCGGTCCGCCGTAAGCAATCCTGTCTGTAGAGCTGAACTGATTGGGAATCTTGAAGGCAAGGATGTTATCGTCACCCCTGGCCCTAATGTTGGTGTTGATGGCATCAGACATCTGGAAGTCCTTGACCGTCGGTTCGCCGAACAGCTTTTCAAGGCTCACAAAATTGAATGTCTGCTGCTCGTTGCGCCTGTTCTCAAAGAACACGTAGAAAGACGACCTCTCGTCTGCTGATACCGAGCGCTTCTTGACCATGTTGATGGCGTCATAGGGATTTCGATTTGGCACCAGCACCTTTTGAGGCGCCTTGGTGGCTTCAATCTCGATGGGCTTTTGGCTCTTCAAGTAGTTATAGTGGATATCCTCGACTATCTCTGAGCAGAGCTTATTGTAGCTCTTCTGCACAAAGTTGGTCTTGGCGTACATTGCCTCTTCGGACACGCACTTCAGAGTATAGGTCTTGCCCTTCTGTGCGCCCACACTTTCAAGTTCACCTAGCTCGTGCAGGGCAAACGTGTACGGTGCGGTCTGAGATCCCATGACGTATATCTCAAACTGCACGAGCTCGTCACCGACAAGCCTGGCCTGCCCAAGCAAGTCGTTCATGTCGATCACCTGTATGTCACAGACCATACCCGGTGTGAATACGCTCTCGTAGATAGAGGCAGACACGAACGAAGACTTGAGGTCAATCGTAGCCCTTTCGGACACGATCTGCAGATTGACTATCTCTACATCGCCTAACCTATAGTTACTGTCTGACATGCTACCTCAAAAGGTTCTTGAGCTCTCTGGCCGCATTGGGCGCAAACTGGCTCTTCAGGACTAGTATGGACCTATTTTGTTCGTTGACTTCGTTTTCATATTCGTACTGAAACACAGGGCTCCAGTAAGCAGTCTCGACTGACGGTATGTTGTTGGCGACCGATGTGGCTACTGTGAATACAGAGTTTGCATTGCTCTCGCGACCAGTGAGTCGGCTTGATCCGGTTACTGTGCCCGTGGTGACCACACCCGATAGGTTCTGCAGAATGACTGTGGTGTTGTTCGAGAATGACACCTGACCTGTTCCTGTCTGGGATGGACCAAAGACCACGTCTACAACTTCATCAGACGCAAACAAGGCGCCGTTTGCCACAGTGTATCTGGCTATGGAGTTGGTCTTGATTGTCCAGTCCTCTTTCCTTCTCGTGTACTGCCTGGGGCTGTTGACGATCTGTCCGTTAATGGGAACTGGTTCATAGAACTTTGCCAGAGACGGATCTAGGCCTTCATATGCCGCGGCAGAGATGGTCGGATTTGGATCAGAGTACCAGTTGTTCCTGTAGTACTTCACCTTGGTCATCGCGTTTGCCAGAGAGCCGTACTTCTTGACAATGTATTCGTTGAATGTGGTCGGGTCCAGGTACCAATCATAGTACGGATCTATGACCTGGTTTGACAGATAAATCATCCATGACATGAACTGGTCGCTGTAGTACCTGTCCGCAATCATGTCTGGGCGCTCGCCCTGCGCTATGTCGTAGGGATAGTAGAACAGAGGGTTATTGTAGACACCTGTGAGGAATGCTGCACGCTGCGTAATGTTTTGCACAGTCGTGTTTGCATAGTTGATTGTCTGAAACTTTTCAAAATATCTTTCAAACATCCTAATTTATCCTTTGTTGGTATCAGATGCCGAATAGTCGTCTAAATGTCGGGCCCAATGTTTCAGCACCCGACAATCTACCAGCTTGCAATCCAACTCTTTCTTGATTACGGACCCAATCAGCCTTTGTCCAGATTTCTATTTCTTGAAGATTTATTGTGAATTGAACGGCGGTAGGTGCATTTGTTAAGCGATAAAATGACGGGGCACTTGGGGCAAAGTTTACAGCCACCTCCTTTACCACACAAGGTTTAAACTTGTACAAATAATAATCGTCTGGACTAAAGCTAATTTCAAGTATTTCAGGATATGAAAAAAATACACCACCAGCCGCAGATAGTCCTGGTAAGGAATGATACTTAAATGTTTCGACAATGCTCCTGATCATTTCGGATTCATCGCTATTAATGGGAACAAATCTCCACGAGAATGTATGGGACCTAAAGTCTGGTGACCTGAATAGAACCACCTGAAATGGGTTTGTTGTTATGCCAGATAGGGTAGATGCAAAATTGGCTGCTTGACTGGCACCTGGAACTATGTTTGATAGTGCAGCTTGAGCGCTTGCTACACCAACTCCACTTGCAACAGCAGCTGCTCTCTGAGCAAATGAACCTCCCTCGCCTGATAGACCACCAGCAAGAGCTTCAACTCCTGCACCAGCAACTGAACCTAGATTGTTATTATCATAGTTTACAGATGTTCTTTCCACAAGATTTTCCGGAATTGGAAGCCTTATTTTCATCTCAGGTTGATAGAAAGGCTGTTGATAGATTGAGCGTCTCTTGTATGCGCTAAACTGCATGCTCATGTAAGGAACACCGACCGTGTCTTTAAGATCCAACGGGAATCGTAATGAGTCCTGGAATCTAGCAGCGTCCTGCGATGCTCGATCATATAGGTTTGCAGCATCAGCAGCAGCGCCAATGGCACCGAATCCTAAGGTACCTGTTCTTAATAAACCACCTATTCCAGACATCTGCGCTCTCTATAAATACTCTGTTTCAAGCTATTTATCCTGGACTCAAAAAGTGCCGAAGTACAACCAGGGCTTCTTCAAACCAAAGAACCCACAGAAATACAAGGGTGATCCTACAAACATAGCAAAATATGAACAGTTATTTAGTTTTTAAACCTAATATATCTTTTTCGGTTAATATTGTAAATTTCCATTTTCTGTCTAGACAATACCTTTCAGCAGCGCTCCACTTGGATGAATTGGTTGCCCATGTCATGGCCTCCTTAAGAAATGCTTGCTTGTTTTTACCCTTCGAATGAGAAGGCTGTATAGTCTCACGTGAAGGCTTTACCTCTATCATTAGTGTTTCTATGGATCCTTCCTTGTTTCTAATATTAATAACAAAATCAGGAAAATATCGACGATTTTTGCCAGTGCCGGCATCCTTATAAGGCACGATTATTTCCTCGGATGACCACCAGATAACGTCCATATGGGAATCAAAATACGACATGCATCTTAATTCCAAGGAACTTCTATAGAATATTCTCGTTGGATCACCCTTGTACTTTTGTGGATTTAAAGCTTTAAATTGTCCCTGTAAATATCTTTTAGACATGGAAAATACCTTTTCAATTATTTCCTCAGCCGGAGCTGTTTTTCCACCATCGGTGCATACCAGTTTCCAAGGATGCTTCAAACCATTTTTGTCGGGCATCTTGATCAAGTTTATTAGTCCAACCAAACTTTTCTTTGCGCTGCTCTTTGGTCAATCCGATTGCATTTTCTTTTGTCTTTTTACTAATCTTTTGGCATACAATATCATATTCTCCTGTTATTTTTCTTTGTTTCCATATCTTAGATTGATTAGTTGAAACCTTTGATGTAAATTGATCAAATCTTACTTGATCACATTTTAAAGCAGATCTAAATTTTGATGCACCAATAGAGCGTTTTCTTGATATACATTCAGAAGACGTACAAGTTTCTTTATAGCCATTTCTCAAATCATTAAATTTAGCTTCTTCACCACAGAAAGTGCACTTTCCTTCGGTGGATAATCTAATATAAGTATCGTAATATTGTTTGGATTTGATGCCATGCTTATCTCTAATGTGTTTTGATAACTTTCTGATATCGTAAACACTAGAACTGCATATGGAACAAGAATAAATATTCATAGCTGATGCTCCTTGTAAGCGTTAGAGTCAGTGGAGTTCCGAGGCTCGCGACTGACATCTTTATTTATAGGAAATAAACGTTTGGCGTCTTACATCTTTCAGAAGATTGCAAAATACGGCAAGGCCGATGGGATAGACCAGTCCGTTCGTCAGAGAGACGCAAGGACCTGGTTCCGTAACCAAGCGCTTTCTGTAAGCAATGTCAACCGCAACAAGTTGATGCAGGACCCAGATGCGGACAACCTGCACGGACTGATAGACTCCAAGTCCATCGGCAGCATGTACTCGTTCTTCTATGACCCAAAGAACAAAAAGACTCTACCCTACTACGACATGTTTCCGCTAGTGTTCGTGATCGGACCAAAGCCGGGTGGATTCCTCGGGATCAACCTGCACTATCTACCGCCGGTGCTGAGAGCAAAGCTCATGGACCAACTCTACACCATCACGAACAACAAGAGGTTCGACAACAGCACCAAGCTAGTGGTCAGTTACGAACTACTGAATAAGGCTGCAAGGTTTAGGTACTTCGAGCCCTGCGTAAAGCACTATCTGTTCGACCACGTGAAGTCAAAGTTTTTAAGAGTAGAGCCGAAGTTTTGGGACACGGCACTCATGCTACCGACCGAAAAATTTGTCGGCGCCGACACCGACACCGTGTGGAACAAGTCTAGGAGCCAAGTGGTCTAATGGCATTCAACATACAGAACTTTGCGGACAATCTGGCTGCATACGGTAGTTTACAGACAAACAAGTTTGATATTAGAATACCATTACCTGCAACCTTGGTTGGTGTTATAGCTCCGGAACTTCTTTCATTTAGAGCAGATAGAGTAGATATGCCCGGTCTGCTTTTTGATTCTGTAGATGCCAGACGCTACGGTGTAGGACCTGTAATTAAGACTCCATCAAATAAATCTAGATTTAATGAAGTTTCAATTAGTTTTATTGAAACTGGTTCTGGTGAAATACACAGAACATTTTACGACTGGTTACAGAGTATTGTTGATTTTGGTGGATCAGGTGGCCCTTTATCTAGATCCCCTACATTTCTTACTGGATACAAGAGAGATTATGCAGTTGGTATGCAGATTAAGGTTTATAACAATTCCGGAACTCGACAATCAGCAAGCGGAAGAGGTCCTATTATGGAACTCAATATGATTGATGCATTTCCAATTAGTTTAGGTGACAACAATCTTTCCTGGTCTAATAACAACGAACTGTTTAGAACCACTGTTGTTTTTGCGTATACATATCACCAATTGGTGTACGGTACTGAAGTATAATTTTTAATGGAGAATAGATCATGCCACTACCTAAAGTAAAGCACCCCATCTACGAATTTAAGGTTCCATCCACCGGCAAGAAGGAGTCCTTCAGACCGTTTCTGGTCAAGGAGGAAAAGATCTTGCTTATGGCAAAGTCATCTGAGGACCCTGCTGACTCACTCAGAGCCGTCAAGCAGATCGTAAACAACTGTGCCATCAACAATGCATTCGATGTCGACAAGCTTCCGATCTTCGACCTTGAGTACCTGTTCCTTCAACTGAGAGCGGTGTCTGTCAGTAATATTGTCACGGTCTCGTACAGGGACAATGAGGATCAGAAGGTCTATGACTTCTCGATCGACCTCAAGGATATCCAGGTCAAGTTCCCGGAGAACTCCGAACCCGTGATCAAGGTTACGGACGACATGGGTCTGGTGATGAGGTGGCCCGCTGCGTCACTGCTTGACGACAAAAACTACTTTAAGGTCGGTGACGACGCCTACTACGAGTTGATCCTCAGGTGCATCGACAAGGTCTACGACGGAGAGGACATCTACAATCTTGC